TAAGGTCAAGTCCACGCTTTGCTGCAGAACTTCTTTCTATGTCTGTTACAATATCTTCAGACTCAGACCCAGACTTATCACCTTTTTCTACTTTAGCATCTGTTTTTGATTGTATGCTAGCTGCAGGAACCTCTTCGACTTCTGCCTCTAGAAGAAAGCTAATCGTAATCCTCTCAAGTGTTATGTCAAATTCAAGAGCATCGCCAGATTCACTTTTTTCAATTAACGATAATTTTGTAATAAATAAGTCAAAGATTTCCTCGACAATAAGTCCTCGATCAAACTCAAACAAAGAGACCTTAGATTTATTGTCATAAAAACCTAAAAGAATAGAAAATAAAACTTTCTCAGAGTAAGAGGCATCCCTACCTTCCGCTATATTTTCTATTTCTGGAAGTGTGTCAGTAAAAAACTGACCAATAGAATCAGGCAATAAACCAGTAAAAGACTCTTCAGATTTAACTTTAACTTCAGTGGCGATGTCGCTTTCTACCACCACCTGATCTAAACCTATGAACTGTCTATCCTCCGAGCTTAGAGTGGGTTTACTGAAGTTAAAATCTGCACCAGTTATAAAACCCCTCAGTTTTATTATAGGATTTTGCTTAGTGATGTGATCACTTACTGTACCAGAACCATCGACAGGATGTTGACTAATACTACTCGGAAAAGTTTGTGAATAAGCAGTAACAACATCGAAATAGATGAAGCTGCCACTTTCACTTTTTAGTGCTATACTCATTAGTCTGGAGCTCCCTCGTACTTTCTTGCTGCTTCATTATATAATAGATACGGAAGTTTCTGCTCTATATCTTTAATCATATCCTCGGAAGTACCTAGAGGAACACCAGTTATATTTAGGCTATTAATAGTTGTTTCCGAAAACTGCCTACGAGAACCGCTACCATCTCCAGAACCTAGCCTCATTACTTGACTATCTAAGAAGTTACTTTGCTTAACTTGCTCGTCTGTCATCAGAAAGGGGTTAAAGCTACTGCTAGGTTTTGAAAGATCAACTAGCCTATCTGCCTCACCTTCAAGAGTTTGACCTTGAAAGCCAAGCATACTTAAGGGATTTCTGAGCATTCCTTTAATATTATCTGAAGTCATCTCAAGGGTGGACTTAGGTTTTTCACCCCTTTCTTGAATACCCTGTAGTCTGTCATTTTCGCTGAGATTTGGATCTTTATATCCAAAGGCTTTCATAACACGAAGTAGCGCATCTGCTGTTGCTCCGACTTCACGAGCCACTGCTCTGAGAAGGGACACGCCTGCGGAGGCAAACCCATCGGAGCCTAGAAGCTTAAAGATCTCCTGCCACCCAACCAGTATAGCGTCTGTAGCCCGTTTAATCGAATTAAACGCCTCCCTTAAATCTTTCATTGTAGCTGCAAAAGCTTCGGGATTAGTCTCAGAGAAGACCTCTAAAAACTTACCAATAACACTTCCGCGTCCTGATATGAAGGCAGATAAATCTTCCAAGGCAACAAGAACAGTACCTATTATAGTAAACGTCCTTGTGAATGGAACTGCAAGTAACGTCAGATACCCGCCCAATGCTAGGATATTTCCCTTAGACGCTCCAGTATCTTCAGATACTCTTTGTATCGCACCAGATAAGTCAGATAATAAACCCAGTGGTACTCTTATTAGAGCCTCCACATACTTCCACGACTCACCAAAAGCTTCTACAAGGGGAACGGTATCAGCTAAAAACTTAGCCATTGTTCTGAATAATCCGGCCTGACCCTCTTCGAATCCTGCGTCAGAAAATACGCGAACCATGTCACTGAATACGTTATTAAATCTTCCCTGCTCAGCCGTAGAGGCCTTAATTGCGTCTTCGTAAGCCCCGCCAATACGAGCTCTTGCTTCAAGAATTTTAGAAAATTCTGGCAAATATTTCATTGCTGAAACTTCGCCTTTCTCCATTAACTTAAATAGCTCTTTGGTGTTATTAGCATCACCTGTTACAGCTTCAGCCATAGCAGAGATAACACCCGGCATTTTTTCAGCCAACTGAGTTTTCAATTCTTCTGCATAGATTTGTTGCTTATTCAGCATCTGCTCTACAGCTCTCATCGAGCCTTTCATGTCTTCTGTTCCAAGACCCATAGTACGACCGTATCGAGAGATACCTGTGTACATATCTTGGGTTTCACCTACGTTCATGCCTGCGTTAGTTGCAGAGGCAATCATACGGATATACGGCTGACCTTGTTGACGGTAATCTTGACCGACTTCATTAGAGAAATCTTTAAGGAAGGCAAGACCTTCGAGGCCAGCTTCTTTGCTACCAAAAACAGCCTGAGCTGCATACTCTTGACCAACCAACTCTTGGTTAATCTTGTTAAGTTGACTAACACCAAAAGCAACACCCAAACCGGGGATGAAGCCACGACCAAGATTACCTGCTGCTGCACCTGCACCTAAGCCAGCACCAAATCTTCCTCCGCCGCCATTACCTCCAAAGCCTCCTGCTGGCCCTCTTGGAGGAAGTATGTCTGAACGTATGCGGAACCTAAGGTTACTTTCAGCATAGCGTATAGCTGCCCTCATTTCCCTTAGAAGAGCTTCCCTGTCTACGTCAAAGCGGTTAATTTCTATTGCGGTAATTGGAAGAGCTCTTAAAGTCTCTCTAATAGACTTTAACAGTGCTGCCTTCTTAATTTTAAAAACACGTATAGTTAGAGCTATCTTCCCAACGGCTGGCGAGAGAAGAGCCTCTCTAATAGCTTTAGTTAGTGCTGGTCTATTTACCCTGAAGCTATTTAAAGGTACTGCAACCTTCTGGGCTAATACAGCGTCTCTTAGAGCTTTGGTTAGAGCTGCCCTGCTTACTTTAAATCTATCGAGAGGAAGTGTTACTTTAGGGAGAACTAGAGTTCGAGTAGCTTCCCTCAGGGCTGCTGCTATTGCAGTTCTATCTACTAGGAAGTCATCTATTCTTAAGATAGGTTTGGCTGATTTTAAGATAGCCTCACGGATTGAATTACTAATGCTTACCCTGTTAACTCGAATATCTTTAACTACCAGTGGAGGTATTAGAGACTTTGATGCAAAACCTGCCTTAAGAGCTGCTCTTAGGCTTACCGTACTTACTTTAAAGTTATCTAGTTTAATTTGAATAAGTTTAGTTTCAGACAGAAGTATAGCTCTAAGAGCAGCTTTACTAACATTAAAGTTGTCTATCTTAATAACAGGTGCAGCGCCAGTGGCTGCTATTAGCATGGCTTCACGAATTGCGCGGCTAACGCTAACTTGGTTAACTTTAATATCTTTAATTACTAGCGGAGGTATTAAAGCCTTTGATTGAAAACCTAATTTGAGTGCGGCTGTCAGACTCGGATTATCTACTTTAAAGTTATCTAGTTTAATTTGAATAAGTTTAGTTTCAGACAGAAGTATAGCTCTAAGAGCAGCTTTACTAACATTAAAGTTGTCTATCTTAATAACAGGTGCAGCACCAGTGGACGCAAGCTTTAATTTTGCTTTTAAGGCTCTCTTCAGCCTACCATCAAATCCTTCTTGAAAACTAAAGCGAGAAATATTTACCTTTATGTTAGATAAAGATTGCTCACTCATACGTCTTGCTCGGGTCTCTAGATAGTCCAGCTGTTTATCAATTCTCTTGATATCGCCTTCTTTTATCTTAAAACCAAACGTAGCAAAAAACTCCGCCATTTGACCAGCAGCAGCCATAACTATTACCTCTTCTTATTTTCTAATTCTTGTAGCCTATTGTTCTCAACTTTTATGGTTCTTTGGACATCAACTATTTCTAGTAGATCATAGAAGTCTGTTAAGCTGTAAGTATTTTGTAATTCGTAAAGACTGCAAAGCTTTGGTTCAAATAGTAACAAAGTCATTGTCCTAGGGTCTTGAGAAAACTTATCTGATATCTCTTTGTTGACTCGGCTAGGTGGTTCGGAAGATTCTATTACTCTTCTTCGGAACCGAGCATCGTAAAAACCGAGCCGAAATTAAACATTACGATTTCCTTTAGCAGTTGAAATAACTCTAGGTATTTTCCTGCAAACTGAGTATCGAAATCAATTGCCATGCTACCTATGGTGGCTCCGCGAGTTACCATAGCTTCAATCATTTTCTCATCAATCTTGTCGATGTTTTCTGCAAGCTTACTCATAGCCAAAGAAAGTGCCTGACCTTCGCTTAGTTTTTCAGACTTGCTAATCTCTGCAATAGCCGGTAGAATTACTTGAGCCAAAGCTTTTTGATACCGTAGGCCTTCAATCGCACCGAATTGATTCATTAGGTAGCTGTTGCCACCAACTGTAACTGTCTTTTGTTCACGCATATTATATTGCCTCACACAATGTTAGAAAAATGTACTGCCAAGGTCGGACACACCAGACGAGAAAGAATTTCCCGAAAGCTTAGAGTTACCGCCCACTCTGAATAAATCTGTAGATAAGCAAATAATATTCCAACGTCTCATGGAAATACTATCGGAGAATACAAGCTCGGGGTGGCCTTCAATAAAGCATTCCCTACTTACTATATTACTACTACCTAGCCCATCTGTCAAGTTTAATGTTAGTCTAGCGGAGTTAGTTCTTAAATCTTGTTCCAATATTTCGGTAAGAACGTCATTTACCAGACCAGTCTGTATAACATCAACCGTTACAGTGCAAGATGTGTCCCTATTTCTGCGTCTACTGTTAGAACCACGTATGCCTTTTATTAAAACGAAGGACGGAGAATTTTTTTGTACAGAGATCTTGTCAAATCCTGTTATTTGGTAAGTCGAGATCTCTAGCCTTATCTCAGAAGGACTGTACGTGTAAACTTCAAAAGCCATTTACATAGACTCCTTATAAAAATGTTGATGCAGCACCAAGACTGAGTGTTGCTAGATCCCGTAGAGCTTCACTGGCATTTTCATTACCACCAAAGTTAGTAATACACTGCGATCCTTGAATAACCCAGATGCGGTCTGTAACCCCATCAGAAAACTCCATATTCGGTAACTCTTTGACCCAGCAAGTGGGTGCTAGGAACAGGCTTGTCCCAAGATTATCTTTTATAAATATTGGAAATTTAACATACTGTGTTGCTGAGTCTGCAAGAACAATACCCGTTAGAATATCATTGGTTGGACTTGTCGAAGCAATCTTGAGTGTTATGGTGTAAGAATCATCTTTGATAAAAGTACGTGCTATCGTACCATCTGCTGTTCTAGTTGTTTTATACGGTTGTATGTCTTTACTTATGGTTACAAATGAACCCGAAACAAATCCGTCTATTTGATAAAATCCCGCCAGAAGTACACTAACATCTGATGGAGAATAATTTCTAATTGCCATAGTGTGCCTCTCCTAAAAGCAAAAAAAAAAGGAAGGAGGAAAACCCCGCCCTCCTCTTTAGTAGAGTGAAAGAGCTTAAAAAATTAAACTCTCCACTTGTCCTCGATGACACCACCAAGTTGCTCAAAAGAATCTGCGTCCTCTGGAGTAAATCTGGCGTTACCACCAAATGTCGCGTTAAGGCGAACTGCCTGTAGCTGCCACTCACGTAGCTGCATGGTATTACCAAACGATGCGTTTGGAACAACCGCGATGAAGGCTTCCTCGGCAAAGAACACACTCCGTCCAGAGTTATCCTTAACTGTTAGAGAGAAAAGACCTGAAGAATCTTTAGAAGCTCTGTCGTTTTCATAAAGCTGCGACATAATATCGTTGCTGTTAGAAGTTTGTTGTAGAGGTAGTGTGATCATTGCAGATGTATTTGGCTGATAGATACGTGAGTTAGTATCGTCAGCACCTGTGTACAGACTGAATGTGTCGCTGTTTCTTTCTACGCTCACAATGCTGTCTTCGGAAAATCCGCTTACAATATGTGAAAAGGCACCTTGAGAAATAACAATAGTTACATCCTGCGGGCTAAACGTAGATGTGTATGAACTAGCCATTTACTTTTTCCTTATTTGTTTATTTCAGAAACTACTGGAGCATTATACGCTCACAGTACCTCTTACTGTTACGAAGTGAATAGCGCCTGCAAGACGAGCTTCAAAACTAATTC